TCTGCTTATTGTTACAATCACAATCCTTAAGATAAATTGTAGAATTATAATCAGCTTTTAGCCTATTTATAGCTTTTCTTAGATTGCCACTTTTAGCAAACTCAGAATCTAAAGTACAAATAAATCCCTCAAGTTCTAAAATATATCTAATTTTTCTAAATTCTGATAAATTCTTTTCTTGAGCAATAATCTGTATATTAGGTAAAGGCTTACTCCTGCCAAACATTTTAAGCATTTATTCCCCTTTATCTGCATCACTTATTGCCATAGTTGCTATATCTTGTATTTTGTTTTTAACAGATTGCAAGTTATTAATAGATACATCTGTCTTACTCATGTTCATAGCTCCTAAAGCTTGAGCAGTATAGTTTCTAGCTAGATCAAGATCCTGTTTTGCTATATTCAAAGCAAAATCTTTTATATTATCCATTATTGCTTGTGTTTTATCAGTTATATCCTCAACCAATCCCTCAGCTTCTAGCTCTTTAACTTTTTGATCTAAAGTTTTCTCTTTTGGTGCAGCTTCTTTACTAGGAGCTATCCCAATCATTTCCTCAGCTAAAGTAGATTCAGAGAATACAATTCTTAAGCATCTACCATTAGCTTTTGTATTAGCCATCTCAAACCAAGAATTATGGTCTTTACTTGTTTGCTTTGCATAGGCTACAGCTTTTGGCTCTGTATCATCTTTTGTTTCATAGAATGAGCTTTTAAATATTACCCAATCATCTCCATATCCAATCATTTCTGCAATTAATCTGCATTCTGGATATTGTTTATTCATTTTGCTGATGAGTTCATCAACAGTTGTATAGTCCTCTAAGAACTTAGGCATTTGTGCCATTTTCAACCTCCATTTTAGTTTTACCAATATATTTCATATTTTTACAATTATCCCAAGTTGCATTGCCCCATGCTGCAGATTCTGCAACTTGAAAGCCCTCATCTGTTTTATAAGTATATAAATTAATTTCAGGCTTATCTATGTTCCAATATAAAAATCTATATTCCCACTTATACTTATTTTTTCTTTTAAGTGGGTACATTAGAATATATTATTTTTACTAAGGATCTCTCCTCTGTGTAGTCTTTGCTCAAAGTTAAACTTATTATGTAGAAGTTTCTCCTCTATCCATAAGCTTAAATAAGCTAAAGTCATTATTATTGATAGCAACCCATAAGCTGCTAGTCCTAGATAGATCCATTCTTGAATCATCATATAGTTACCTCCTAATCAACTAATTAATAATTATTGTCTCATGTATTTGTCATAAAGTCAATGACCAAATTAAAGATAATAAGCTCAAGCCCTGTTACTAGGCTTGAGCTATATTTAACAAGTGTTGTTGTTTTTGTTATATGTGGAACTAACCCTGTGCCACTCCCTCCCAAAAACCAGAATACTAAATTTAGTAGCATTTAAATATGTGGAGTAATAGGCTATAACCCTAGTTTAATGAGGTGCAGCTAATCCTCTGGTGTTAGATCCTAATCAACTATCTCTTTCTGTAAGCTACAGAAATAATTTACTTGTGTTTAACACTATAGAGAACACTTAAGACAAAAAGAGATAAATTGATAAATTGTTCCAGATCAATGGTAATATTATTAAGAGCAGGTAGAGATTTACATATACTCCCTTTGTGTATGTTCATTTTAGCCCTAATCAACCTCCACCTGCTTAACAAAAAAGAGGAGATACAAATCTCCTCTTTCTTGTTTCAGTTACATAAAGGAAAGCTATTGCTAGTCCTCCTATTGTCCCCTCTTATTCTAACTTACTTTTTTCTTTGCATAAGTCTTTATTACAGCTAAAGCTGCACCACCACCAGAAATAGCAGCTAACTGTAAAGCATTAGCATCTACTCCTACAAGTGGAGATATGGTTAAAGCACCAATAAATGCTTCAACAAAAGTCCAAATAGCTCTCTCAAGCATATCTTTCATATCATCTGACATAACTCACTCCTCCTCTTTCATTCTTGTTTGTATTTTTTTAAATTGAACACATCTTTTTTTTATACATACAAAAGCATGGTTAATTAATTCTAATTTTTCCTTACAGGAATTACATATTATATTCATAATTGTTGATGAGTTAAATTACTTAACTTGCATCCCTTTAAGTATGATTGCTTGTCTAAGAGCTTTAACTTCTGCTTTTAAATGTTTTATTTCTGTAGATAATATATCCATTATATCCTCCTGATTCTTAGAAACTTGAGATATATTTACAACATCATCTGTTGATTTATTAGATACTATATTTCCATCAAAGTTTTTATAAGTTACAGTTACTTCCTCTCCAGAAAGAATTGCATCTTTCACAATAGGATAAACTTGCTCATAAGCAGCTCTTGATGCTCCTCCAAACCCATCTTTCTGAGTTTTTGTTAGCAAGAGACATCCTTTAGTGTCTATTGGGCTATTGCCTACATGCCATAATATCCACTTATAATTAGGAACATTTCTTACCCAAATCATACCTTTATGCCATTCAGCACCATACCTTTTTAAATATCTATTGTGAAAACCACCATCAGCTCTTAATTCAAGTTTATATGTACCTGCAGGAATTCTTGTAGAGCCATGAATTTTAGTTGGATTATATTGATCCTCTATGGTGTATGCTAAAAAGGATCTTACATTATCTGTTACATCAAATAGCAATCCAGAAGTGAAATCTTTACCACTATTAAATCTTAATACTTCAAGTTTCATTATTTACCTTATAACCTTAATATAGTCCCACTTAGCCTCTCCTCCAATTACAAAAGTAAGCATTCCTGCCCTAGATCTGTCCCCTTTTGTATTTTCAAACCATTCTGAGCCTGAATCTAATGTAGGAGCTTGTAATATGAGCCTATCTGAGCTTTCATAAGCAGAAAAGTAGTGATAATGCCCATGTAGAACTATATCTGCATCAGCTGTTGCATTCCTAGAAAAAGCTTGATCTGATAGCCATTTTCTTGCTTTAGCTTGTGAATTACCTGCACCTCTCATCTGATGCCCATGAAGTAACAGTAAAACAGTATCAGAAACCTCTATAGTCATAAATAATTCACTATCTGGAATAATAAAATCTAATGATTTTTTATAATCTGCTGATTCTTGAAATATCTCTTGTAGTTCCTCTGCCAACATAACATCTTTATTATCTGCAAAAGTTGTATAGGCTCTACCATTCTTTCTGTTTTCTCCATGATTACCACCTATAAAACAAACTAAACCTTTACTAAACAATGGCATAATTTCTTTTATTAAGGTGTATATCATCCTCCTAGCTACCTTTTGTTGAGATCTTTCATCCATTATTGTAGTAAATTCTTGCATATTGTAATGATTTGAACAGGATTCAACTAAATCCCCTAATCCTGCAAACAATACCTGCTCTAATGACTCTACTTTCTGGATCTGCTTAATCTGTGCCTTAATCTTAGGAATATAGTCTATAAACCTCTCTATTGCTTCCTCAGTACCCTCTTTACCTATTTGAAAATCTGCTAGTGCAATACAGAATGTTTTTGTATCTTTTACAGGATTTTTATTTGTTTTTTTCTTTAGCTTACCTGCAGAGGATAAAAGCTTTTTAAAGTCCTGATCTGGCATATATTGCTCACTAGAAACAATCTTTGCTTTGAAGTAATAAAGCCTCTCTATATTGCCATTTCCTATGTTAGAATCCCAAAATCTTATTTCTGCTTGATTTTCTATAACTTTGTATTTATGGGCATCTTTACCAAAATATGACTCTAATTGTTCTTTCCAATCCACATCATTTTGCTTTTGTGGGCTAGATACTATTTCTCCTGATCTTGTAGCTTGGCTAAAAGATGCTGATGGCTCAAAGCCTTTGGGATGCTGTATTTTCTTTTTAGTTTGTCTAGGATCTCTATCTTTTACAGTTTTTGCAAACTTTTTAAGATTACTTGATTCTGCCATCTCTATAATCCCTAAAGTATCTCCTTACTGTGTTGTAATTGAGATGTGCAAATTGCTCATATTGATCTACTAAATATTGAGCTGCTGTTGTATCTGATATATATTCTGTTTCAGCTTCTTTAGCCACTTTAAGAAAGATTTTCTTAGCTTCTGGATTATCTAATATAAATCTAGTAGCTGCAAACTGCCCTGTAGGCTTCTTTCCCTGCTGTTCAGAGTATTGTAATAAAGTCATTATTCAACCTCCTATAAGTCTAGGATAGTTAATTACTAAGACATATTTTATTCAGGTTTAGGATTATCTGCTTTAACTTGTGCTATATGATCTGCCCATGTAGTAGTGTCATTAACACCATCCCAATATTGCATATCTAGTTGATCTTGTATTGATCCATAGGCTTCTTGTCTAGCTTCAATATAGCCAAAGTTATAATCATTAAGAATAGAGTTTTTTCTGTCCTCTATTGCTTGATTATATTCTGCATCAGTAAACTCTCTAACTTCATTATTTACTTGAGCTTTCATAGGCTTTGCAGCTTCTACCTCTGCAGTAGCTTGTTCTAGTGCTTGTTCCTCTGTCATATCTCTCCTATCTTACTATATATTTCTTATACTTACTTCTTTAAACCATATAAAGTGAATACACCATTGTCTATGTTTCCACTATCCATAAAATATTGCAGTCCATTTACTGTACTTGTAGAAGTAAAAACTCCTCCACCTTGTTGTCCTACTAATTCTGGTGTAGAGTTTAACTCAGCAACTTCTTTTGTCATAAAAGTATATTCTGAACTATTGTTAGCATTAAAAACATAAATAACAAAATTAGAACTTTCCCCTGTTGCTGTTCCTATATTAGTTCCCATATCCCAACTTGTTTCATTAGTTGCAGATTGGTTAGCAAAAGCATTACCTGCTCTTAATAATTTACTTGCTCTGTCATAATTTGCAGTTGTATTTGGTGTATCACTTTCAGTAACTCTACATTTAACATCTTCTGTGTCTGTATCACATTGTAAATTACTTACTGTAACCATATACACATCATAAGTGCTATCAATACCTGTTAAAGTTACAGAACTTACTGCTGAACTAACTGTTGTTTCTGCTATTTTTATTAAGCTACCTGCCATTTTTTATTTCACTCCATATAC